TTTCTCCAGGCATTAATTGTTTTATGTTAGAAAAGAATGTGTTTCTGGTAGCATTAATACCTGTGAGACTCATACAACTGATTGCTAACTGATCTATCCTTCTAGAGTTAGGTACTCGATCTAACATACCTTTTATTTCAGAACCAAATATCAACCCTTCTTCTGTTTCAGCGTAGTACAGAGGTTTAATGCCAGCGTGATCTCGACTTAATATAAGTTGTCTTGTTTGAGTATTATAATAAGCAAAGGCATGCATACTATCAATTTGCTCAATAAATCTTACACCGTAATAATCCAATCCCCATGCTAATAATTCTGTATCACATGAGGTCTTGGGTTGAAATTCTCTATATTTTTTTATTAAATCAAAATAGTTAAAGATCTCTCCATTATAGATTAATATGTTACCTCTGCCAGTGCTCCATGGCTGATGAGAGACTTCGGGTTGATCGGTTATACTTAAAAGATTATGTCCTAAAGTAATATAGTCGTCGTTCCAGATATCGTGCCCATCTGGTCCTCGATGTTCGCAAATCTTTATATATTTTTCTACAAATTCTCTATCTCGTTTGGTTATACCATATATGCCGCACATATTATAATCCTAATCGCTGTTTAAATCTACGAAACACCGTACCGTTTTTAATTTCTTCAGTGGTCCACATTTTATATCCTAAGTCATTCAACCATTGTGTCCTATCAGGATATTCTGGTGATTCTATTTTGGTTAAATCTTTATTGGCCACCGGCCAGCATATCGCTAGATCTGAAGTACAGAAGGTGGGTATACCTCTCACACAACTGTCTGTGCTAGCTGTTGAATTGTGTGTCACCACTGCATGACAATTAGCAATTGCTTCTTGAAAATTATATCGATAATATTTTTTTTCATCGCCCGACCAAAACTTTTTATCTCCTATAATTAATTCAACATCTTGTGGAAATTCTTTTCTTCTATCTTCCATTACAGCCATATGATTAGGATGTGGCCTCACTAAAAATTTTTTAGAAGTCAACGGTCTTAATATTTTATAAACTCTATTAAACCAATCAATAGGATCTAATTCATTCATACTCCAGTTGTCTTTAGGTTGCAGCACAAATAGTATTGGATCTTCTGGGTTGGATTTTTTCCACGGATCGTTCTTAATACTCCATAAGTTTTTCATCATTTCCCAACGATCTGGTGGAGAGTTATCTGATAGGAAATTGCCGTTATTCATAGGAGAATATAGAGCCACTCTCCAGTGATGACGTGGATGATCCACTGTGTTTCCAAAACTGCTCAATAGACCACCATCGAATGTGATAATATAGATACCTTTCTCTTTGGCACGTTCTACTAATTCTAATCTTCTGCCTTTGGTATGATGTCTTTGATTCGTACCTCCATAACCAAACATACAACCAATTGGCGCTGTGGGTTCCATTTCTCCTTTGATAGTTGGACCGTCTAGTTTTTCATTCACAATGATAGGATTATCTCCACAAGCTCGTATTCCTTCGGCCATGTGTTTAAGAAGGTCCCAGCTGGCTCCTCGACGCCTATCTTTTACTGTCCTTCTAAAAATCTCAACATCCATCTAATATACTCCACATCCATTTGTTGCTCATTTCTTCTTTTGTGAATTGTCCATATGCCAGCGAGTAATAACACGGCTCTCTGTCTACATATTTAGGTGTTTCTATTTTTGAAAAATCTTGTTCTGCTATAGGCGCACAAGAATTCATGATATCTGTGAACACAGGTATGCCTCTTGCTGTAGCTTCTATGGTTATGTTGCTGTTAAATGTTACAATAGCATGTGTGTTGTCCCAATCAATTGGTGTTGTTGTGTCTTCGGTATCATTGGGTCCTGGCATTAGTCGACCCAATTCGTCAATCTTACTATCTGGGTTATAACCTTTATTTCTTATAACTATCTCTCTATCAGTATTGGTACGAAGTGTTTCTAAAGTTTTAGATAACCAATTTTCCTGTTCAAACATAACCGCCATACTGTGTGTGGGTGGACACACCACAATTTTACGACCACCTTTCCTCCATGGTTCTATTTTGAATGGAAAATATTTTTTAAATCTATCACTGGGTCTAGCTTCTAAGAAATTTTTTACATGACCATTTTTAGTTATTCTCATCAGATACGGTTCGCCTCGACTTTCTCCCCAATAAGGTCGATCCATGAAATAAAAATCAATTTTATTTTTTTGAGCCCAATTATAGACTATGTTGGTGCCTCGTAATATTCCAAGTAATACGACTTTTTTTGCATCTCGTTGTTGTATCAATTGATTCCATGATAAAATTCTTGATCCTGGTAATCCTTGATGTATCCAATTTATATATTTTTCTGTAGCAGGTCTGTCAGTTTTACTTAGGTAAATCATTATTATTAATTATTTGTTTTTTCTATCGCTTAAATATAAAGATTGTCATGAAGAATCTCATAATTCAATATTATATAGATACCAAACTATATACTCAACCAAATTTCAATAATCTTGGTCCTAGTCCCGCCGAGCAATATTCTAGCTATAGTTTTCAATTGTATTGTAAAAAATATTCAATCGACTATATTAAAATTACCAAACCTAAATTAGAATTTAAACATCCAACTTGGGAAAGATTTGATCTATGGTTAGATCGTTCATGGTGGAATAGATATGATAGAATACTATATGTGGATAGTGATGTTTTTGCGTTGCCATATGCTCCAAATATATTCAATGAATATCCGGATCTAGATACTTTTAAGGGAGCAAGATATGAAAAATATAGAGGAGGAACAGCACAACAATGTAAAGAAATTACTAAAAATATTAGTTTATTTCAAGACATAAATGGAGAAGATATAAAAGCAAAATTTATACAACCGGGAGTATTCATGTTGAACAAAAAATGCACAGAAGATATGTTACCTTACATTAGCCGATATAAAGATATTACAGATAATAAAATAGACGATGGTATGTTTTTAAATTATTGCATAGTAAAAAGCGGAGTATCTTCCAAAGACATGATTCCAAATTGGAATTTTAAAAACAACGGTTGCGAAAAGTTTAATAAAAAGTTTACATATTTTTTACATGCTGCCGGGGGGAAAAAACATAAAAAAGGTAATATGTGGAACGTGTTGTCCAATCTTTATCCAGAAATAAAAATAGATTTTTCACAGTTTGTTAATTAATTCAAATAGCACAGATGGATTAACAGATATGTTATTAAAATCTTTTTTTCTTTTAACTCCTTTAACTTTGTTTCCTCTAATTGGCACTTTTTTTCCTAATAACACATGGTGAGATAATCCCAGGTGATGGCTTAGGATAGGGTAAACTTTCTTTTCTAACAATTCTTTTTGACTTATTTCTACCACTTTTGTTCCTGGTTGGCACCATAGTAGATTAGTTAATCCGGCACCGTGTGTAGATATTACATGACCGGCCTCTGAAAAAAGTCCTATCTGTTTTTGTGTGCTCATTCCAGTTAGCGTTATTGTTTCCCAGCCTTGCAGAGCCATGAACACCTCTTCGGCGTTGATCAATTTCCTTGCAGGTGCATCATCTCTGCTGATAAAGATTTTTCTAGTAGGGTTTAGTTTTCTACCAAATTTATGTCTCAACCATTTCACTGCGTCAGGCACTGTTATACCGTCTTCGTGATTACTCATAGAAGGGGCCAATAGATGTGCAAATTTCCATGTGGTGTTTTTAGGCATCACATAATATCTTAGATCTGGAAATAATTCTTTGGCTACACGATCAAAATATTCACTAGGACTACTCAACACATAGATAAAATCTGTGTATTTGAGACTGAAATATTTTTCTATTAATCTAAACTTTGATATTACATCAATCCATATGTGCCAGGCATTGTTAGCACTCTGCTCGTCGATAGGTAACCATACGTATTTGTACTCTTCAAAAAGTTGTTTGCTAGGAGCAGGTAGAGATATATCTACATTCTCTCCCCAGGTCTGCCATAATCCGTGAGTCTTGTGTGGTTTATATCGAGTATTGTGCAACAATGGCCAGATATGTGAAGTGATCATATGATTTTCATTAGTGATTATCAATGGTAGACTGTGTGTCACACAATCATGAAATTCTGCTATAAAAGTAGGATTAGTGGTAAAAGTTTTCTTAGGAGCAGCAGGATGATAATCCACAGTGTATTGATATGGTACATCCAGAATATCGAAGCGTTCTTGGAAGTATTGTATGGTCGATATGTTTTTTACAATCATTGTATTTTCTATAATTATACTATAAAATAGTACAGATGTTAACCATATACGCACCTCTAGAAAATACCAAAAGTAAATGCTGGGAAGTGTTTGATGGAATCAAGCAGTCTTGGCCCACCGCGGTTAAGATAAAGAGTAATTTGGAAAACACAGCAGAATCTCCTGCAATGTTTTGGGGATTTGTTAATAACAATATCGATCTTGTACATCAGTTAGAGCAGCAAGGTTTAGATTATTGGTACACCGATACTCCTTATTTTGGAAGGTTTGATAATAACAATTTAAAAGATGATAATCATTATTGGAGGATTTGCAAGAATCAAATACATGCTAGATATTGGAGAGATTGTCCCCCGGATAGATTTGATAAGTTTAATTTAAAAATTAAGATGAGAGATAAAAATCAGGGCGAGTATATTCTTATTTGTCCTAGCAGTATAGTCATACACAAATATCTTAAAAAAACCAATTGGTTAGATAACACTATAAAAGAAATAAAAAAATATACTGATCGTCCTATCAAGATAAGAGAGAAACCCAGGAAGGCTGGGACATCTGGTCCGGCTGTGGCCGATGTGCCGTTAGAACAAGATTTAAAGAATGCGTGGGCTTGCGTGACCAGTTGCAGCATCAGTGCCGTAGAGGCAGCATTAGAAGGGGTGCCAATATTCAGTGATCCAAAAAGTTTTGCTTGGTCCGTATCATCGTCTAGCCTAGCCGAAATAGAAAATCCATTATATGTAGATCCAACGGAATGGTTATATTCATTAGCTTATCAACAGTTCACCCCTCAAGAATATGCTAATGGCAAGGCAATCAGTATTTTAAAAGAAATCAGAATGTTATGAATATAAAAATAGGAATAATTAATATATAATGAAGATTTTTATAACAGGTGTTGCTGGATTTTTAGGATCGCATTTAGCAGATCTAATGATATCTAATGGTCATCAGGTAGCCGGTAATGATAACATGATCGGTGGATACAGCGATAATATACCAGAAGGTGTAGAGTTTCATCAGATTGATTGTCGAGACTTAGATAAGATGACAGAAGCCATGCGAGGCAGCGACATAGTGTATCATTGTGCCGCTACTGCCTACGAGGGGTTGAGTGTATTCAGCCCACTGTTAGTAACTCAAAATATATTTGAAGCATCAGTATCCACAGTGACAGCAGCAATAAAGAATCAAGTTAAAAGATTTGTTTACTGCAGTTCTATGGCAAGATATGGAACCAATCAGGTGCCTTTCCGCGAAGAATATGAGCCCAAACCACAGGATCCATATGGCATTGCCAAAGAAGCAGGCGAGAGAGTGATTAAAAATTTATGTGACACACACGGCATAGAATGGAATATAGCAGTGCCACACAACATTGTAGGACCTAGACAGAAATATGATGATCCTTTCCGAAATGTAATGAGTATTATGTTGAATAGAATGTTACAAGGTAAAGCACCTGTAATTTATGGGGACGGAGAACAGAAAAGATGTTTCAGTTATATCGATGACTGTCTTTATTGTTTAAATGAGCTAGCATTCAATGAGAATGTCAAGGGAGAAATAATCAATATTGGCCCAGACGAAGAATTTGTAAGTATTAATCAACTATCAGAACTGTGTGCCAATGAAACAGGCTGCAACTTGGATCCTATACATTACGAGGACCGACCGAAAGAAGTAAAACTGGCCACTTGCTCGGCTGACAAAGCTCGTCGATTGTTAAATTATCGTACCACCACTAATTTAAAAACTGCTGTAAAGAAAACCGCAGATTATATACGACAAAGAGGCACACGAAAATTCAAATATCATCTTCCTCTAGAAATAATCAGTGACAAGACTCCTAAGACCTGGAAAGATAGATTAATATGATATCAATTTTATGTCCGTCTAGAGGACGCCCGAAGCTCGCTAAAAGAATGATAGACACTGCCTATAAAACAGTTAGCCAATCTAACAATATAGAAATATTGTTATATCTAAACGAAGATGATACAACGTTGGATGATTATAAAAAATATATTGATAAAAAATATTACACAATAGGACCTAATCAAAGCACTTGTTATAGTTGGAATCAATTAGCTGAAGCGGCCAAACACGATATATTATTTTTAGCAGGCGATGACATACAGTTTATGACTAAAAACTGGGATCTCAATATTATTAAAATTTTTGAAATGTTTCCAGATAAAATTTGTATGGCAGCACCATTCGATGGCAACGGCAAAGGAAATGGAAATGCGTTATTGATACACGAAGAGCCTTATCAATTAAAAGAAAATGAAAGAGTAGGCAGTCCGCACTTTGCTGTGCATCGAAACTGGATGAAAGCACTCGGCTATTTTGTTCCTCCATTTTTTTGGCATTGGTATGTAGATACCTACACTCAAAAAGTTGCTGCAAAACTTGGTCGTTGTTTTTTTCTAACTAAAACATTAGTTCAAGCAAAAAAAGTTTTCGATGATACTGCAGTATTAGTTAGAAAAAATTTAAATATTAACATTCGAGATAATTATGTTTGGGAAAAAGTTCGAGATCGACATTTAAATGCAGATGTAAAAAAATTACAAGAATTTATAGATAGTTATAAAAATTAATTTAACAAAATTCTAATTTTTTCATTAGCAGATTCGCCAAAATATATTTCACAAAAAGGAATTTTCATTATACTTTTTCTAGGTCTGACATGAAGTTTATTTTCTTTATTTAAAATTAAAATATCATTACCTAGACAAGACATGACCTTATCTTTTCCTTTCATCGAAAGATTTAAAGAATTATCGGCTTTTTTGTCTGTTCTTTGTTTAAAAAACCAATAACCTACGTAAGGATTATTTTTTTTTAAAATAGGTTGTTCTATAAGATTCTCATGAAAATAAACTTCAATATTATTTTCTTCAATAAATTTTTGCCAATGTATATGTTCTATATTATTCCATTGTTCGTATAATCTTTCATATATTTTTAAAGAAATAAATTTTTGACAATAGATATGCACAAAAGGCATTGTATAACAGTGTTTTTTTTCTATTTTCCAAATATCTTCTATCATGATGAGAAAAGATTTATTAATTCTTTCTTCCAAATATCAGCGTATTCGCAATTTCTGTAATTTTCAAACCACGGACCACCTTCAGTATAATGTAATATTTTTGGAGAGCCATCCTGTGGTTCTTTGTACCAACCCACTAACCAATTATATTCGTGGGGTAGAGATCCTATGTCCGAATCTTCTAACCAATTAAATCTATGTAAAAATTTACCCGTTTCCTTATTCAATAATTCTGGAGTAAGAATTTTATTTTTAGGATGAGCGCAATTCCACAATACCATAGAGCTCCAATTTTTTCTAGGATATGCCAGTTGCATTTGTCCATCCATTTTGACACCTTCTGGGGGAGTGTAATCGTGTTGCACACATACCACTGCTTTGCTGTCATCACAGTATTGTTTTAATTCGTCGGCATCTATTCGCCAAACAAAATCACAATCACAGAATACTGCCCATCCTTGATAATTTTGCAGATACGGTATAAAGAATCTTGTAAATGTAAATTCTGTGCTGGCAAGTCGATCTATTTCTCTAGTATAAATTCCAGCTTCTCTAAGAGTTTTCATTTTTAGAGGTTCTACTTCGGTACCTCTATTTCTACGTTTTATAGAATGCTCGCACACTTGATATGTGATATCTTCTCGAGGATCATAACCTACATATACTTTCATAATTTTCCTTCCTCTCGCATTTTCTTTCTAATATCTGTGGCAGAGATTTTTTGTATATTCTCTGGCAAAACAATCTCTTCTATCTTATAACCAACTCCTCTGCCATAACAAATATTAGTTATATTTGGTACTAGAGTTATTCTAATTCTGTTCTTGTAAGGTGTTAATGCTTGTTCTATATTCTTTTTAACAGTTTCAAAATCAAAAGGATTGTCTCCCACATTTTGCACATCGCGAACCTGTATGTTTACCTGTCCTGTTTTTTTAACAATCTCTTCAAACAGAGCCTGATGTCCTTCGTGCCACGGTTGCCATCTGCCCAACATTTGGGCTGTGGGCCTACGATTATCCCAAACATACTCTTGTATTTCATCTGCTATTCTTAGTGACCACAACTCTGCATTCTGTGTAGGCACTCGAAAATCATATTCCTGTGGAGGCACAAACATTTGATTAGTGTCTTCAAAACGTCCTTCTTTAATGGTATCTATCCATACAATATAATCAGCAGCAAAATCTTGTCTAGTTTTTTCAGTAGGACAAACAAAGTCTGCAATCACATGTCGACCACTATCTAATCCTTCTTTTGCTAAATGTTTCATTCTCTCTGCTTGTCTTATTCTGCCTTCAAGAGAAAAATCCCAATCGTTAGCTTCTGCTCTCACTCTGTCAGCATTCAGCCATACAGCACCTAATATATTTGCTAGTTTATCGGAGAGATAACTCTTGCCCGATCCTGGCAAGCCCATCACTAATATTTTTTTATTTTTTGCCATTGATGATTTTATGTATGTGTTGCCAATTATTTACTCGGATAATATTTTCATCTTCTAAGCCTTGGTTGTAATCATGATTATATAATAATGGTCTTAAACCATATTTTAAACCTTTTTTAGCATTAGTCCATTTATCTTCCACCCACCATAAACCTGTGCCGTGAAATTCCGCCAATGCTGCATCTTTGTGATCGCCAGTTTCTAATATAAAAAAATTTGTGAATACAGTATCACCAAATAATTCTGCTAGTCTTCTTTTCCTTAATTCCTGTGCCGGTATGTCAGATGTTTGTGATGTTATAGGTATAAATGTCCACCCTTCTGCATGTAATAATTTTACCCAAGTTTGTGCATCGGGCATTGGCAGTTGTGTACTCATCCATGCACTTTTATTAAATTCTCTAACTAATTCTCGAGAAAGATCTTTGTGTATGCCATATCGAATACTCATATCGTATTCATGATCTGTGTTCTCTAATTGAGGAAATCCTTTGGTAGACATCCATTTACTAAAATGGTCTTCCCATTCCAATAGTACACCGTCAACGTCTGTGAGTATTATTCTATCTGATCGTGGCATCTTCCATTCCAGCCACTCGTAGTTTAACTATGTTAGTTAACTGCCATTGTTTTTGATCTAATCCTTTGGTTATGCCCAACCATTTATTTCTTAATAGAGCAAACTCATTGATAATTTTTTCCATATCCACTACATCTGCCTCTCCATCCACATACTTGTCAGCATCTCGAGATGTTAATGCTCTATTGTAATTTTCTAAAAATTTCTTAAATGTTTTGGATCTTAATCTTCGATTTTCTATGTTAAGATATTCTAATATGGCTTCTATCTCTTGTAACTGATTGAATCTTTGCTCGACCACTCCCGGCAAAGATGCTGCTGCCTTTTCAAGATTTCCAAAGATGTATATTTCTTTTCTTGCTGTTTCTAGTTCCTGATCAAAATGTTTTATACAATCAGGTATTAAACTAATATCCTGACTTACTTTTGTATACCAGCTCATTATTCGTCGTATCCGTCTTCTTCTTCATCATCAAACACGCTCTCAATTGCTTCTTCTAATTTTTCATCATACTCTCCAGCGGATTTGATCACTTTAGTGGGAACACCAATATCTACCAGTGTCTTAATAAAGTCCACGGCACAGTCTACTTTCTGTCTATCAGGCACATAGTGACTGATTGAGTTCCATATCTGTTCTATTTCTTCGTGTGTAAATTCTTGCATTAATTTTTATCCTGCCAAAGTGTTTTAAAAACTCTTTTTTTCTTTTTACTATCCCAGTAACCGTAGTAACCTGCAATTTTTTTATTTTTTTTCTTTTTCATAATTGAAATATTGTAATAATTAAATAGGTAATCAACGATGTTCCTCCTATCCATAAAACATCTGACCACATTCCTTTATTTTTTTTCTTTTTTAGTTTCTTTCTCATCTTCTTTTGGTTCTGGTTTTTTAACATTTTGATAATCGTTCATTATCATTGTTAATTTATCTCCATCCCAGTCTTTTCTATATTCTAGATGTTCTTTGCCTTTGCTGTCCACATATTTTAATCTGTTTCCAGATTGAACCAGTACTCCTTGTTTTTCAAAAAGATCAACCAACCCAGAATAAGGATCCATACCTGTGTCATATGGAATTTTAACCTGCACACTCTCAAAAGGTTTAGCATAACGAGTCTTCATAACTTTACATGCTGCTCGAATACCTCTCACTTCTGAAATTTTATTACCCGCTTCGTCTTCTTTTAATTTTAATTTTTTCATTGCTATCACAATAGAAGAAGCATAGATAAATCCCTGACCTCCAGATATTTTATCATCTGGATCAAACATATCCTGTGATGCATACGTGTGATTGGTTGCTATTAATCCTACATTGTAGGACCCAAACATATTCACGCAGTTTCTAACCAGAGCTGTCAGCGCCTTGGGTTTTCTTCCTAAATCACCTTTCATCTCTCCTGCTTCAAATTGATTCACATCTGTGGGAGTCAATAACATACCCAAAGAATCTATCACAAATAGAATTTTGGGTGCATTCTCTCTATTTTCTAAATTTTCCTCTTTGTAACCTTTCATGAATTCTGATATGGTTTTAGCCACATCATCCACCATTGAAAGACTCAATTTTAATAATTTCTTCTCATCAGTGTCCACACCCAATGCCTGCAACCAAGACTCGTCTAAAGCATTCTCAGTGTCAATTAGAATAACATAGATACCTTGTGCCTGTGCATTCTTGATTATGTTGCCTGACGCTATGTAAGACTTACCTGCACCCGACTCTCCCGCCAGTACAGATACTTTTCCCAGAGGAATACCTTTGTTGAAATCCCCTGATATCAAATAGTTTAATGCGTAATTACCTGTGGAAATCCAGTCTGTGGGATCATTAAATCCTAAACCTAAACCTTGAATTGATTTTGTAATACTTTTTCTAAATTTTGTTGCGTCAAATACTTTTGTCATTTTTATTCCTATGTTCTTATATTAACACTAATTGGCTCCAGTGTCAATATGCTGGAGCCAAAAGGGAAATTAGTGTTATTTGCTTTGTCTTGATCTGATCAGTTTCAAGATATCCTCTGCTCTTTTAGCGCTATCAGTGGATGGCTGAGGTGCTGCCGCAGCAGGAGCCGCTTTTACCTCTTCTACTTTGGTAACAACAGCTTCTCCGTCAACTGTAGCAGTTACAGAAGATGATCCGTTTGCAGAACCATTTGCTGTAGCTGATACTCCAGCTGGTCTGAAATACTGACCATATTTTTCTAGATCATAAGCTTCACCTTCTACAGATTTTTCAAATAATTCTTTGATTATTTTTATTTCTGCTTCAGTGGGTTTCTTAGGTCTGAAGTCTGAAAGATTAAACAACCCAAACTTGTCAATAGCTGCTCTCTCTGCTTCGTCCAGAGCTCTTTCTCTTCTGCTCCATTTTGAAGTAGAGTAATCAGCATATCCACCTTTGGATGTTTTGGTGATCCTAAAATCTACACCTCTCACAGAATCAGTTGGTAACTCTTCCATTTCTGGATCCAGTAACGCGGATCTGATTATGTTGAAAATTTGTGGACCAATGATGAATCTTCTTATTGGATTCTCTGGTGTTTTGTCATCGGACAATGGATTTTGTAACACAAAACCTTGGAATATGTAACTTTTCTTTTTCCAATACTTTCTGCCCATGTCTTCCATTGACTTGTCTTTAAACCACGGTCTAACCTCGGTTAGCACTGGGCAGGTCTCACCATACATTTCCATGCATGGTACTTGTACTTGCACTGGTCTTGAATCCGCTTGTCCTTTGATCCCAGCAAAAGGCAATTTAATCATTGCTCTTTCGGTCCAGAAAAAAGTGTTATTTGGATCTTTGTCAGGTAAGAAACGAACTACTGCTTCTTGATTTTCCTGTATGTTCCAGTGAGGGTAGATGGCGTTGTCGCCGCCTGTTGATGAAGTGGAGCGATTCACTTCTTGAGATTTTAACCTCGCTCTTATTTCAGCTAGTGTAGCCATAATGTAAGCCTCCTAATGTGCCTATGTTTGTTTTATATTTGCCTAATGTATATTAGACATAAAGAATAATATACACACTTATTTATCAAAGAGCAAGTGAATTATTTTATTATTTCTACCAACACATCATCGTGTCTATTGGTAATATTTCTAAAATCGTATATTTTTGCACTGCTGTGCAGATCGATAAATGTTTGTTTAACTTCGTCTATAGAAACTATATCTTCTATGATATATAATCCACCAGTTCTAAGTTTAGGAAATAATATATTAAAAGATTTTATTTGATCAACGAGTTTGTGAGAACCATCATCAATTACTATATCAATATCGTTGGGTATTTCTTTATATGTGGAAATATCATTGGAACTACCTATAATTACTTTACATCTATTGTTATAATTTCCTATATTTTTCCAAGCAGGTCTCTTATCAATACCGTATATTGTGGCATTTGAAAAATAGTCATGCCATAATTTCATTGAAGCTCCAGCAAACACGCCAATCTCGACAACAGTTTTTGTTTTTTCTTTTAAAGGAAGGAAAACATTTTCATAATAATGGGAAATATAACTGTGTCCTTCGAATATACTATCTTTTTTTTTCCCGATCTTGCCTTTATCACTCTTGTGCTGCTCGTTAAGTTGTGTAAGAGATGTCATTTAGATGCCGGATAGTCTTTTGATCACTGCTAATTCGTCTTCTTTTACCGACTCGTTATCGCTGGCATATTTTTGATTTATTTCTTGTGCTGCTTCTTCAGCAGCTTCTCTGTCTTTTTTAACTTCTGCCACTGACGTGTGTAGGAAATTAGCTAATTCTAAGTCACTCATCTGGCTTACAGTTGGTCCACCGCCCACGCTCTCTTGTTTCTTTTTATCTTGCTCGTCTCTGTACTGTTTAGAAACTATAATATATTCCTGTGGTGTCAGTAGCCCTACTTCTTTGTTATGTGTTTTTTTCAACCAATCACGAAATCTATATTCATCATCAATGCTAACCTGAGATTCTTGGGTCGTTTCTAGCAATCCCATGCTGTCCAATCGATCCATGATCCACTGTTCGGGATCTCCTTCTCTAGCCTTCGCTACTTCATATGGCATTTCTCCATTGCTCATGTAATAGGATATCAATTCGCGGTATAGTTTGCCAAAAGTTATTAGATCTTCCCCACCCAGTATAGCATCATATGATTCTTTGTTTCTGTCTAATATCTGCTGCACTTCTTCTTTTTCTCCTCGTCCTATGCCAACTATGTGCATATCTGAAGTGTCTACTGGTGCTTCCTGCATGGCATCTGCATATCTTTCTGCATGATCCTGCTGCACCCAATCATTGAAATCCATATCAACCATTAATTTTTCCATTTGTTCATCGGATAACTCTGTGCCATCCACAAACTTAGCACCTTGTAGGTCGTATATATTATCACCGATATCTTGCATTTCATATTCTATGGTGTTTAGGTCCACTTGCTTGCCATCGATCATGATAGGTCGATCGGATTCTTTTACCACTGATTCTGCCGGCGCCTTGGTTGTGCTCATCGCATAATCAAAAGAGTCATCGGATTTGTTTGGTTCTTTCTCTTTTCTATTATCAGAAGCAGATGCAGCATCTTGTAGAGCTGTGATCTGTTCTGGTGTGTAGTAATTGCTGATATTTGGACTCTTTAACAGAGTGTTCATGATATAATTTTTAACTGTTTCACAAGCACAAGCATCTGGTCCTTCCTTATCTGCCAATTCGCCCAATTGATCAAATAGATCATCATCTCCAAATCCTAAACTTTGTAATGTGGTAACAGCATTGACCGCTTCGGTGCCCACAGGAAAATGTTTGCTCATCACATCTTTTAATTTGCTGAAATTCTCACCAGCATGATCTTCATCTGGTAAAGAATGTATGCCTTCTGTGACTTTAGATTCTACTCGGTTGGCCCATTTTTCAAATTCTTCTCCCTCACCTTTGGCTCTGCCTTGACGATCTTTTTTAGGAGCAAACTTGCTAGGATCTTGTCTCACTTCGTCAGCATATGCTGGATCCTGTTGCATTTTTCTATAATCGTCGATATATCTTTTTGCCAATTGTATTGCAATCTTTTTATTTCTTGTATAATTTTCATCGGGTTTGAAGAATGGTGCTCCTTCATTGCCCATATCATCAGCCACTTGGCTGGCAAAGTTAGCAATTCTATCTTCTTCGTTATTTCTTGTTAACATTCTTGAAGCGATATCTGATAGAATAGAACTTAACATAGTATTCTTATTTGAAAATTTTGTTACTGATAACATCTTATCAGCAGCGGGATCTGCTCTTAATACCAATTTCTTTTCTGGATTAGCAAGGAATGATTGTACCATTGCTGACTGGTCCACTGGTGGAGACATCTCTCCATCTCGATCATCATACTCTTTCATGATCGAATGAATCAATGGCAGAGCTGATTCCACTTTGTCATCGAGATGTTTTAATGTAAATTTTTCTCTTAGGCTATTTCTAGTAGCGTCATCTAATTCGGCGATAGTGGCAGGCTGAAAACCTTCTTTGGCTTTCATGTAATGTGTTTGTTTACTTAAATTTTTTACATAATTTCTCATGTTTTCTAATTTAAGTTGACTTTTTTCTATGATGTCGCCCACTGAATTGTTTAACTGATCTTTGTTGGCAGCGTATCTTGAAAAACTATTAAGCTGAGCAATCTGTTCACTCATTTTAATAATATGTTGCCCAAAATCATCATGAGGTACACCACCATTGGCCACATGACGAGCCATTGCTCTTGCACCTGCTAGATGCTTCATTGGATATTTGAATCTTTCACCTTGTGAATTTTCAATGTATAAACTATTGATCTGTCTGCTTCTTGCTCCTGGCACAGATTCATCCACAGGTTTCGCATGTCTAATAATTAATCTTGTTTTGTCTAAATTTTCGTAAGAAGACTTTTTAGTTCCTCTAAGACTCTCTGCTACCGGAATACCCGCTAATTTTGTAAGTTTGTTTAATTCTTCAGACATATTATCGTCTGTATTTACCGTTTGATTCACATCTGCAAGATTCTTAAAATCCTGCTGTGTAAGGCTATTTTTTGTGATATCTCTTACATCAAAACCTATTTGATGTTCCACTGCAAAGTCTTTTAACTCTTTAAGGAATGAATACCAATCTGCTCGAGCAGTATCATCAATCTTTTCCACTAATCCTTGATTGTAGAACACTTTCATACTCTCTCCATCAGCAATACTGATGCTTACTCTGCCAAAATTATCAGATGATTCACTGAATTCAAAATCAAAGAACACTGCTGATTTGGGATCTGCAGTCACGTTGCCCGCACTGTCCCCTAATTGTATATTAGCAAACTTGCTGCGTATTTTATTGAATAAATCCTGTGATGTTTTGGGCTTGATCATACTATATTTATTACGTACCCAGGTTGGCAAATATAGGCATTGGAGCGGTCCATTCAGTGGTCCTATCGGTCCATCTTTCAAATATTTTAGGGTCAAATGTGGCCAAAACCTGCATCATACGAGTCATTAATAAGCAAGCACTCACTAGATCATCGTGTTGTCCGGGTTTACCTTTATAAGAAACGCCCGATGCTACGAAGTCTTTTAATTCTGATATTAATGGTTTACTATTAAGCTTCATCTTGCCCGATTCTACCAATTCTTTAAATTTGGCACAGGCTGCTATTTTATGTTTAGCAGTGGTATTAAATCCTCTTCGAAATTTTCTACGATGTCCTTTTCGTATAGGTTCGCTCAAGAATTGACCATGAATATTCTCTTCTCCCAGATCCATCACTCGCAATAACACAGCTTCACCTAGAGTATTGTTCTCCATGCTGTAGTATATCGCGGGAGTCTCTGTGGGATTTTTTTCTACGATAGAATCATAGATATGTTTTGTGATCGCTTGTAATATTCTAACCTGTTGATTGGCCGGTGTGGTGTTATGATGCCATTCTCCCACTTGTTCAAAACTTGGCAATTCAAATACCTGTATGGCAGCGAAATCCCCTCCGGTGCCTAAGCTCGGATCCAGTGCCACCATGTAGGCATTTCCTGGTGTGGGTGTTTTCCACCAACGCACCTGTCCCATATTGATTAACGGATCTTTGCCTTCTAATTCTACTAATTTTATACTAGATATTAATGTTTCATCAAATATTAAAAATTCGCACTCGTGCTCTCTGCGAAATCTTTCTTCTCCAATTCGACTTCTCTCTTGCTCAGCCCATTTTTCATCTCTATCCGGATGTTCTGACCAATGAGCCTTCATGGCGTAAAAACCATTGGTACCCACTACTCGATCAACTCCATAATCATCAAACCTCTTACAGGCTTCTTTCCAAATTAGAGCGAACTGATCCTCATCTGAGTTTGGTGTGGAAGTGATCAAACATTTACCTCCTGTACTCAATGTGGGAGATAATGAAGTCCAGAATTCTTTGGCCTTCTCGGGAGGTTGTACGAATGCAAACTCGTCACAGTATATCAGAGAAAGTGACATACCCCTACCGGTGTTTTCAGTGGTAGTGGTTGCCATGATCTTGGATCCGTTATCAAATTCTATAGAGTTCCTATTGTATTGTGTGACACCTGCCTTGATCCATGATGGCAACATCTCGTAGGCATATCGCACCCTGCTCATAATATCTGATGCTCCTTGATATTTGTGTGCTGCGATCAGTATCTGAGAATCTGGTTTGAACATTGCATACCATAAAAGATAGCCAGAAGCACAAGTGGTCTTACCTGTTTGTCGTGGCAGCATGGCGATACTAAATCTGTGATTATTATAACTTTCAATCAACCTTTCCTGATAAGGATACGGTTCAAATCGCATCTCTCCTTTGGTAGGATGCTGTATTCTCATAAATTCTTTCATAAAGAAAAGAGGACCGGTCTTGGGATCCATGCATTGTTCTAATTTCAATACCTGATCAGTGGTATATTTGTGTTTCTTGTGTGCCTTTTTTATCTGGTCACTGTCCAATGATATATATGCCATGGCTATTATTTAAGTTTATACCAATCCGTCACGTTGGTATATGATGTGGCTCCAAAACGATCCATATGACCTATTTCAAGACTGTGTATCACAGCTTCCACATAATCGTTCCAATAGTCCACGAATTGTTTCATTCGAGGATATCGTGGAGGCACATCCATGGTCTGCCACCAAAACTCTTGTAATATATTTTGGTAATTAGGCATCTTGTAGGTCACTTTTATAGAAGTGTATCTCAATCCGTCAGAATACTCTCCAAAGAAATTCATAAAAATATTTAGTGGGTTATCTGGTAAAATTAAGTTACTGTAAATGATGTAGCTGCTGTAACTGTAGATCCACCAATGTCGATCAAGTTTGGACCAACAGTTGAGCCGTCGTCATCGGAATTGCCGATGTTTCTCACTCTGTATTGCATATCTGCAGCAGTTGCATTTTTATCCATAACTAGATGAATTAGTCCTGTGCTAGCATCAGCGATAAAATATGCTAATGGATTAAGTTCTTTTAATATCTGTTCAACAGCTTCTTCAACAGCATCGTCTTCATCTCGAAGATCCACCGCTACACCGTCTCTTTTTTTTACTATGAGTTTGAAAAGATTGCAGTTAACATCGTATAATGTTCCTACTGTTGCTTTTAAACCTGTTACTCTTGTTACTGATGCCATATAAATTATTTATCCTTCTTTTCTTTATCTTTGAGAGCTTTCTTCATGGGCTCTGTTTTATTACCATCTTTGTCAAAATCCAAATAGTCTGGTTTTGCCTTGGCAGCCTCTTGATATGTTTGTTTAAAACTCTCATATTGAGCTCTTAGACTATTAGATAGTTGTTCTTCTGTGATGTCAGATCCTTCTGTTCTAATTGCCATAGGATTATCACCACCAGCTGCTTTAACATAAGCACCTTTTTCACGATTTAGATCTGTGCCATTTGGTACTGCTGCTTTGATGTCGCTGTATTTTTCTTTTGGAGTGTTAGCATAATCTTCATCTGCTTGTACATCTGCTGCAGGTTGATTGATCATATCTTGACTCACTGGTTGTACTCCTGCTAATTTTAATAGTTGCATCATCATAGATGCTTCTTCTGGACTGTCGGTTGCAATCACAACAGATTCATTCATTTTCTTTTCTTTATCTTTGATAGCTTTTTTCATAGGTTCCTTTTTGTTACCGTCTTTATCAAGATCTAAGAAGTCTGGTTTTGCTTCTTGTACTGATTCGTTTTCTTTTTCTTGTTTTTGCACTCGATCCCATACATGAGCCTGTGATTGTCCGTGTTTCTTGATAAATTCTTCTCTGGTCATGTCCACAGCATCGGATTCCATATCCATCAACCAATCTTTAACTCGACCTTCTTCCACTTCGTTGCCTTCTGCTACGCCTGCCGCTGACATAAATGTCGCATTATCAAATCTTGGATTACTTTTAGCAAATACTCCGGCTAATAGTTGGGCAGTTTCTGCACGTTTGATTGGATCTTCAATCTGTTTCACTGTGTCGGCAAACAGTTGAAAATGTTGACGAGTCATTGTCTCATCTATTTCACCTTCATTTTTTTCAATGCCTTTAGCAATGTCATGAGCTTTAGTGATTGTAGATTTTTTTAAAGGTGGTTTGTCTCCAGTTGCTTTCATTGCAGCAGCCATTCCAATTGCGTATGGATTTTTTGCTTTTTCAGAAACTGCACCATTGGTTTTTTCAACACTAGAGATTGCATCTTTAACATCTATATTAGGATTGCTCTCTTGAATTTGTTTAAGTCTAGATAAGATATCGATCATTTCCATAAATTTATTTTCCTGCTGGGTCTGGGTTGCCTTTTACTGGACCTTTATGTGCTGGTTTGATTGGTGATCCAGAATTTTTCTTATCGCCTTCGTTTTTTTGTATTTCCTGCTCCACTTTAATTTTAGCAGCAAATTCCATTTTTTGTTTTCTATCTTTTAATAATTCTTTTAATAAACTTTGATTAGCTCGATCTCCATACACTTCATCAGCTTTCACTTTTGGAGCATCTTTGTATTCTACATCTTGTAACATAGATTTAAATTCTGATTTTTTCTCAGCGTTGGCTTTCATTTCTTCTTGATATTCCTCTGTGGGCTCTCCGGGTTTTCTCACAACGATTTGATTAGGATGTAATCTCATGCTGTCAGCAACCAATGCTCTCATCTCAAATACTGATGCTGGATACATTGTGGTTAATTCGAATATAGTCACTGCTTGATTTTTTAAATGTGGAAAATCTAATGGCATTTCCTGTATAGGAGTTTTTTTGCCTTTTGACAAACTTTTAACTTCGTATTTTTTTAAGGCCGACTCTAATTTAGTGCCAAAATCTTCGCTTAAATCACCAGCCACTTTGATTTTGTAGTTGTATTCTTTAATTGATTCTGCTAGATAGTGTTTAAAGTCTGTCATAATGCAGTATTTAGTCTTTCTTGAGCAGTTTCTTCATTAACTCGTTACGATCGCTAATGATCATACCTTCGCTTTCAACCGGTTCGCTAGTGTCGTCTGAGCCGCTTTTATCTATTTTTAACTTTTTGAGCTGTAGCTCCACCATCTGTAATTTTTTATCAATTTTTTGAGATTTTGCGTCTATGGCATTGCGTAACATCGAGCTGGCAACCTCAAAAATACGTCCTGAATATCTGCTGTCCACGTTCATGCCTAGATCCATGAGATTTTTGTAGCTCTCTTCAGCTTCCATGGCCAGTTTGTCCAATTCCAGATCACTGAGTTCTCCCAATCCTTTAACCTGTGGCAGTGCTGCTGCAATCTTGTCAAACTCTTGATAGGTTTTTTCTAATGCTTTGGCAGTTTGAGGGTCTACATTTTTAGGTATAGAGGGTTTATCTTTGTCTTCTCGAGATTTCTCCTTGGCATCCACTTGTGCAAATGCTTCCTTGACATTTGGTAAATTGAGTATCTCTTCTAGTTTGCGTGTCATTGTGAATATTTACTTACGATTGCCTTGATGGAATAATTGTTCTTCACTCAATACTCGAAAAGTGATTCTATTCTGCCGAGCATAGGCTGTGGCAGCCTCCCATTTGGCTCTATTGATAACCACCTGCGTTTGTCGACCGGTGCTTTTACCAGCACGTGCCATGGAAATTTGATTCATGGGTTTTACTTCTATCAATTCTGCATGTTTACTGCCATCTTTGTCCATGTAAACTATGAAAAAATCCGGCACATAAATTGTGTATTTGCCTGTGAGTGGATGACGATAGGGAATTTTTATAGATTCACTGGCCCACTGATAAACGTTTGGATGCTCATCGCATAAACGCATGAATGAGTGTTCCCAACCACTCCTATAGGTTGGAGACTTAGTTCCCACATACTTCGCAGGATTCTTCATTATGAATTTTCCTCTTGCAAATTTCATTAGGCCACAACATTTCTTGAAACTACATCTTTAACGTTCTTGGTATTTCTGACACCCAGTCGACTGGTCTTGAATCTATTGGCATTAAGAACAACTGTAATTAATTCGCTCAGTTGCACGGGAGAAGATTGACCCAACAGATCCAGTATTTGAGTCACAGGCACAGCATCTATTTTAGATTGTTTTAATATAACATATGCTATCTCTTCTGCTGGCTGCCTATCAAATCCTCTCTTTACAAAAAATGCTATGGTAGTTTCATAATCATTGATATTGAACTGGAAAGGTTCAACATATTGATTATTTTTTAAATCATCGATTGTTTTTTGTAATCTATCTTTTTCTTTCTGTGGTAGATTTGTATAAAATTCTGCCATTATAATCCTGCTCTTTCTGCTACGATATACACCTCGTTGGTAGTTCTATTGATTTTGATATATCCTTCATTTACTAATTTAGTTATATCAGTCAATGCCCTGGCTCTATATATGTTTTTCGTGCCATCGGTAGAAGCTGCATACTCTATATCACTCTGTGCTATGGTTAAATTTTTTCTAGAACCATTTAATTTATAATATATAGAAGACGCCACCTGATCTCTGGCAGACAAATTAGATTGTAACAAATTAAACGATTCGGTCGGGCTGAGATAATTTTGTGTATCAATGATAGGATTATTAATCGCCCTATTTCTGGTCTTATTTTTATCGTCAACCAATCCTTTAGAAGTGGCCAGTGTCGCTCCTGCGGCCACAGCCACGATCGCGGCATTACCAACTGAAAAATTTCCCACAGGGTTGGTTATCGTGCCTGACTGTCGACCGATCTGCACCACTCCCTCTTTTGTGAGCCCTTTTAACTCTTCCTTGGCTGCTTCTTTGGCTTTGATTTTTTTAGCATTATTATAGGTATTGATTCCTGTGAGAATCGTGCCTAGGTTGATATTATTGTTGGCCACATCTGTGATCACAGAACCGATGCCATCAACAATACCCCCAGGACCAAATATTGATGTAGTTCCTCTGCCCAGAATGCTCAGTGGTGACGGTTCCAGATCGTAATGCAATGTGGCAAAACCTTTTATGTCATTGCTGTTTACTATGCCCGCTCCGTATAAGACCGTCTCATAAAATACTTGCATGGTATTGCTCATTATTCCCCCGCCATCGTTTTGATCGAGATTGTCGTGGCTGAATGACCCTATAACAGGATTGATCAGAGTAAATGATGTGAATCTTTTTTTATGTAATGCAAAAATTTGTATAGATTTTAAGAAAGGTTTTGCTCTTTTTGTGGCGCTGTCCATACCAAATTGTGTGGCCACTCTATTAGGCCCATACATATCATCCTTGGTGAAACCGTTGGCTCCCCCAGCGTTTGCAACAGACAAAGAATCAGAAATATTATATTCATAATATGCTTTCCAAAAAGCATTTACAGTGTCTGCATGATCATCATGGAATACTATATTGACCGGATTGTATTTTATTCTGGTAGCCACATAAGTTTTTTTATTATATTGTATTTTTTCTTCTAAATTCATATCGTATTTGGGCAATTCGCAATTTTTTACCAACATGTTTAGTTCTAATCTTTCGTTGGTACTAAACGCCCTAGCAGGTATCTCATTATCAATATCAAATACCACATGAAATAAAAATTTTTGTTTGGGTGCTAATCTAAAATTATCATCGAGGTATAAGCGACTGGCATGAGCATAATCTTTCATGCCTGGAAGACCGTTGCTGAATCCTGATAAGAAATTATTAATGCTTGGCATACTCTATATTTATAGTCACAAAAAAAGCGCCGTTAAAGGCGCTTCTTTTGCTATAAACGAAATGTAAAATTATATACCGCCGCCTGTTGCTAATGAACCGATAGTTCTTGTCAATGCTGTGCCAATTCCTGTGCCTTGTGGAGTTTGTACTGCGTTGTCGTATCTGATTGATAAGGTGATTGTAACTGGTTCAGATGTAGCATAAGCCAAGGTGTTGTAGTTTACTGATTGTACGTAAGAGCCATAAAGTTCCCAAGTTTCTAATATGCCTGGTGCTGTTGCGCCATTACCACCATCCAGCATTTCAATTCTAGTGGTGAATTTGTAATCAATTCCTGAAGCAGCTGAAGCTTGTTCAAAGAAATCAAATTGTTTCTGAACTTGTTCACCAACCAATTTAGAAACTGAGTTATTAACATCGTCTCTCAATGTCAATGTGATAGCTTCCCATGTGTGTTTTCCAGCCATATAAATTCTTGAGTTGTAAACATCCAGTGTCACATCATCGAACGTTAAGTTAGGTCTGGTAACATCAACCACTTGTTTGGTGATTTCTGATCTTGGAGTGGATACACCGAAGTTTTCAAGAACTACTCTAAAACGATACTGAAGTTTTGGCATCAATAAACCTTGTGATGCTGAACTCTGATCGTTTGCTAATGGTACTGTAAATTTACTTAATGTTGAGATTGCCATATTTTTGTTCCTTTTTATTTACCGGGTATTAAACTCCCAAGTTAGCTATTTCTCCTGTG